TCCCGAAATAAAGTTTAAACGTAATTTACATCGTGGTTGTCCTGATTGGCGTTTAGACTTGTTAAAAGAACAAGACACGTTTGATATTGCGGCTGCAACTCAACAAGTTTATACTGAAATACTACAAGGCATCAGTCGTTGGGCTAGAACAAACTTACCCAGTAAGAACATTGTATTAATGGGCGGCTGTGCTCTTAATTGCGTGGCTAACAGCGAGATTACCGGGGATTGGGAAAAAGTTTGGATTATGCCTAATCCAGGAGATGCTGGATCCAGCGTCGGTGCAGTTGCTGCTTTCTTTGGAGAGCAAGTAACATGGCCCGGTGCATATCTTGGCACTAACATGGGTAAGGAGTACCCAGTAGAGGAAACAATAGATGTTCTCAAAACTCAAAAAATTGTGGGAGTGGCTAGCGGACGGGCAGAGTTTGGACCTCGTGCACTTGGACATAGAAGTTTATTGGCGGATCCAAGACACAGTCAATGCAATCAAACGTAGACAACAGTTCAGACCCTTCGCACCAGCAATCTTAGAAGAACATGTACATGAATACTTTAAGATGCCCCAGGGTATAACTGCCAGTCCTTATATGCAGTTCACAGCAACTTGTTTAAAGCCAGATGAATTTCCTGCTATTATTCATCGAGATGGTACTAGCCGTGTACAAACTGTCAGTAAGACAGATAGCCCAGGATTCCGCAAGTTGCTAGAGAACTGGTATGCAGAGACTGGTTGCCCAATGTTACTCAATACCAGTTTAAATATCAAAGGTATGCCAATGGTTAACAACATTGAACATGCCCAAGACTTCTATTTAAAATACAACGTACCCGTTTTAACATGAGTTAAAATATTAAATACTAGTATAATGCTAGATGTATTTTTCCTCAGTTATAACGAACCTTACGCCGACGAGAATTATTCTCGTCTCTTAGAAATCGTCCCAAACGCTCGTAGAGTCAACGGCGTAAAAGGTTTTGCTGCCGCACATCAAGAATGTGCTAGAAGAAGTTTTACTAATAATTTTTATGTAGTAGACAGTGATGCGATCATAGTCGAAGACTTTGATTTTTCTTTCACTCCCAGCAAATATAATACATGGTGGCACAGTCCTCAAAGTGATTATATCTGCGTTTGGTCTAGTATAAATCCCATAAATGATTTGATTTATGGCCACGGCGGTGTTAAAATATTACCTAAACAACCTTTGCTAGGACCTGATAAAGATGTTATTGATTTTACAACAGGTTTTGGATTAAATACCAAAGTCTTTGATAGTGTAAGCAATATCACTGCGTTTAATTACGATGAATTTAGTACGTTTAGAAGTGCATACAGGGAATGTGCTAAATTAGCAACTAACTTAACTAACAAGGATTTAACAAGCAAGTTAGATCCAGAAGAAATTGTTAAATTAAAAAATGAAGCAGAATTTAGGCTACATGCATGGACAACTGTGGGCAAGGGCAGAAGGTTCGGCGAACATTCTGTAATCGGAGCTCAGCAAGGAAAAGCGCATGGCATGCGATATCAAAATGATGAAATATCGCTAAAATTAATTAATGACTATGATTGGATGAAAAATGAGTTTGATAAATTCTTTAGAGCGTAAAAATAATAAAAATAACAACAAAATAATAAATTTAAATGCTATTCCTGTTGTATTTCTTAGCTTCGATGAGCCCAATGCCGACGAAAACTTTAATTTTTTAAAAGACAATCATCCTAATAAAGAATTAATTCACAGGGTACATGGAGTTAAAGGTTTCGATGCTGCGCACAAAGCAGCAGCAGCCAAAGCAAAAACAGATAGATTTTTTACAGTCGATGCTGATTGTAAAGTAGACTCTGAAATATGGAAAAAAAATATTGAACTTACTAAAGAAATTAGTCAAGCAACATTGAGCTGGAGTAGTCGTAATATTGTCAACGGTTTAGTCTACGGCAATGGCGGAGTTAAATTATGGTACGCCGAGCATATTAATAATATGAAAAGTCATGAGGCAGCACGTAAAGGAGATAATACACACAATGTAGATTTCTGTTGGGATCCAGAACAATACAAGCAAATGAACAATACCTATGGAGTGGTTCATAATAATTCCAGTGCTAAACAAGCATTCAGAGCAGGTTTCAGAGAAGGTGTTAAAATGGGTCTAGACCAAGGCAACAAGGTTCCTTTAGTAGACTTTAAACATAAAATGTACCCTGCAAATTTTGCACGTTGGTTAATATGGATGTCTATCGGACGTGATGTTGAAAACGGAGACTGGGTAATATACGGAGCAAGATTAGGCGCTTATATGTTGTATATTGATAACTTTGATCATAGTGTAATTTCTGACTATGAATGGTTTGACAATTTCTGGCAGGAGCAATTAAAGATATTAAATCAAGGCGAATATATTAATGATCACAGCCACAAACTAATGATAGATTTAACTAGTAAACTGGGTCTTCCTTTAGTTGAGTTAGATGCAAATCAAAGTGTTTGGTTTAAGCATGTACATATTAGTCCTAGCAAAGGAATAGGATGGCCTGCATTGTTAAATCAAAGCGCATTACCACTATACGGATTTACGTTACCTAAGTATTAATATGACACCAGTATACTTTTTATACACAGACGAAGCCAATTTAAACGAAAATTGGGAAAGACTTCAAACTAAAACTAATTATGCAGTGGCAGTTCCAGCAGTGGGTAATATATTCGAAAGCCATAAACATATAGCGAGTTTATGCCAAGGAGATAGATTCTATGTAGTAGATGCTGACTCTTGGATTGTTGATAGTTTTAATTTTGATAAACAAATTGAACTTACTACAAAAAGTGTAGCAGTATTTCGAAGTAAGAATCCTATTAATGGTTTAATTTACGGACATGGCGGTATTAAGTTGTTTAGCAAGGACTGTTTTAGTGCAGAACGTTTAGATCGACCTGATATGACTACAACATTGGCTGATAGTTATATCAAAGTTAATATACTTGCCACTGAACATCGTTTTAATTATAGTCCTTATAGTACATGGAGAACAGCATTCCGCGAAGCAGTTAAACTTAGCGCCGGTATCAATAAAAATAATAACGATCAAGAAAGCCAAGAACGTTTGACTATGTGGTGCGAAGCTGGTATAGAAACACAGTATGGATATTTTTCTATACAGGGCGCAAGACAGGGCATTGCTTATGCTAAAAATAAAGATGCAGACTTTACTTTAGTTAATAATTTCAAGTGGCTAAAAAATAGATTTGTAGAATGGACTGGCATCGATGGATGAAAATAATTTAACATGGCTTTTTGGCATTGAAAAGTTTTTTAACTTTATTAATGAAACCGAAAAGAAAAATTTTATTAAGAATATTATCAGACTAAAATATTCTGAAGTAGATTCCAAGCCGTGGTTGTTAAGAGATTTAATTGTCTTCGATTATGAATTATATCCTAATACATTTAGAAGTGATCGTTTAAACTTCTACGCTAACATATGCGCCGAAGATAAACTAGTTACAAAAGAACTAATTTATATTATGACTTCGATTTGGCCTAACGATTCGTTAATTCAAAAATTACATAAAATAACTTTATTAGATGATAGTATACTTGCTACAGTGTTCAGCAAAAGCCAAATACTCAGTAAATTATGGTTAGCTGAAACATTAAACAAGCACAATCTTTCTTTTAATAACATTTTGTTAATTGGCGGCTGGCTTACTCATCACAGTTTGTTTTTAAAAGACATAAACTATAAAAATTTATACAGTATTGATCCGGATGATAGTATTAATCCTTTGATTAAAATTATAAATCCAGATGCTTATATTTGCAACCATAATATAGAAGAATGTTTCAATGAACACAATGATATTATTTTTAATGGTGATATACTTAGCCCAGACTTGGTTATTAACACCAGTGCAGAACATATGGATAATACATGGTTTGAACGATTAAAACCTGGCACAACAGTAATACTGCAATCTAATAGTAGTCCTGATTATCAGCATATAAATTACTGTCAAGATTTTGGCGTATTTCTTAAAAAATATCCAATGAGTAAATTGTATTTTAGAGGAGAAACAGTTCTCCCTAGTTACAAGCGTTTTATGCTGTACGGAGTCAAATAATGTATAAATCTAGTGAAATTACTACAGTACATTTAGAAGTAACAGAACGTTGCAATGCTAGTTGCCCCCAATGCGCTCGCAACATCAACGGAGGAGAAGTGAATCCTCATTTACAAAATGCAGAGCTTAGTTTAGATGATGTTAAACAAATATTAAAACCAGAATTTATCAAGCAATTGAAAAGATTGTATATGTGCGGTAATTATGGTGACCCGATCAGTGCAACAGATACATTGGAAATTTTTGAATATGTTCGTAGTCACAATGCTAATATGCAACTGAGCTTTCACACAAATGCCAGCGCAAAGACACCTGAATGGTGGAGCAAATTACCATCGGCAATGGGAAAGAGTCATTATGTTGTATTCAGCGTAGACGGATTGGAAGATACTAATCATTTGTATCGTCAAGGCACAGTATGGAAA